AGGGCGCAGCTTACCCGCGCATTTCGCTATACACGATAGGCGACAACGGCGGTCACAACATGCAAGGCCCAGACGGGCTATCTGTGGGCCGTATACAGGTTGATTGCTATGCCACGACCTACGGCGGCGCAAAGTTACTCGGACGCGCTGTGCGGGCCGTTTTGGACGGATACAGCGGTGGCAATTTTCAGGGGGTGTTTCACGCGGGAACTCGTGATACAACTGAGGGCGGAACCAACGAGGCGGATCGTCCACATCGAAGCAGCCTCGATTTTATAACTAACTTTGCGCAATCATAGGAGGTCATCATGGCCGTAGCAAATGCAACCATCGGATATGGCACCACTTTCGCTTTTGGCGATGGCGCTGTTCCTGAAGTATTCACAGCCTTGGCAGAAGTGACGGATATCACGCCGCCATCTGACAGCGTGGACATCATCGAGACGACGCACATGTCGTCGCCGAACCGGACAAAAGAATTTGTCGCGGGTTTGAACGATCCTGGCGAGTGTTCTTTCGATATCCACTTCTTGCCTGGCGTTGGCGATGATGCGCTCATTCAAGCCAAGCGCAACGTCGGCACAAAAGCCAATTACCAGATCGAATACCCCAGCGGCGCGACTTGGACGTTTGCGGGCATCCTGACTGGCTATGCGCCAACCGTGCCGGTCAATGACCGCATGACAGCGACTGTGACGTTCAAGGTCACATCGTCCTACGTTGCGGTTGCCGCATAATGGCGAACGCTGTTAAAGGCGAAGTCTCGTTGGAGGCCGGTGGGGAAACCTACCGGCTTGCCTATACGACGAACGCAATGTGTGAGCTTGAGGACGCGACGGGCGAGCCTTTGGGCAAGATCGTCGAGCAGCTCGGCGATGATGCAAACCCGCCGGGCGTCAAGACGCTGCGGCTTTTGCTTTGGGGCGCTTTGATTGAGCATCAAGAGGACATGACAATCAAACAGGCTGGCAGGATCTGCGATGATATCGGCATGTCAGCGGTCGGCGATGTGATCGGCAAAGCATTGCAGGCGGCATTCCCTGATGCAGCGTCATCGGGAAAGACCAAGGCCAGCAAGAGCAAATAGATTGGCCCGGCTTGCTGGCCGATTATGTCTCGGCGGGCTTCACTGCCGAGGCGTTTTGGCGGATCACCCTGCGCGAATATGCAACGCACATGCGCGGCGCGGCTTTGCGTCTTGAGCGTGAACACAAATCAACCGCATGGCTGGCGCACACAACTGCGGCGTTGAGCGGCGTATCTGGCAAGAACTTCCCAAGCCTTGAGGAATTGACGGGCGGCGGAAAGCCTAGCCCAAAGGCTGAGGATATGCTACAAATGGCAAGACGCTGGAACGTAGCGGTCAATATGAACAAGGCGAATTGATATGGCGCAAAGCGTGATCGGGGCATTACGGGTCAACCTTGGGCTGGATAGCGCGCAGTTTTCGCGCGGTTTGACTGATGCACAAAAAAGCCTGAAGGCTGCGCGGGCGCAATTTATTGCGGTTGCCGGTGTCGCGGCGGCAGCATTCGGCGGCATTGCAGCGGCTGCGATTAAAGGCGCAAGCGCAATAGACGCAAACGCAAAAGCCGCGAGGCGAATCGGCGCAAGCGTCGGCGGATTTCGTGCGCTTGAAATGGCGGCGTCTGATGCTGGTGTAAGCCTGTCGGGGCTTGCCAATGATATTCAAACCATGAATCGCGAACTTGCGCGGGCCGAGATCGGCGAAGGAAATGCAGGCGACGCGCTTGCAAAGCTCGGCATGGCGGCATCTGATTTTTCCGGTCTGGATGCTGACGAACGCGTCGCGGTTTTGGCGGATGCGGTTCAGCGTCTTGGACTGGATAGCGGCGAAACGACCTTGCTTCTGCGCGACTTGGGAATCCGCAACCGCGAAATGGCATTGCTTGTTATGGGCGGTGGTGATGCGCTCCGCGCGGCTCGGAAGGATGTTCAGGATTATGGCCTTGCATTGTCTGCGGTTGATACCGGCAGGATTGAGGCGGCAAATGACCAACTTGCCGGGCTTGGCGATATCACGACATACATCGGCGATCAGCTTGCCTTGAAATTTGTACCGGCGCTTGGCGCTATGGCGCAGGCAATGACTGACAGTTTGCGCGAGGGTGGCGCATTGCGGGCCGGATTGGATGCAATCATCGGCGCACTTGATCGTTTTGCCGCTTATGGCACGGCTGCGGTTGCTATTTTTGGCGTGCGATATGTTGCGGCGCTTGTGGCGGCGGCTGTTTCAACTGCATCGCTGTCTGGCGCTTTGCTATTTCTTCGCGGTGCGTTGATTCGCACAGGTATCGGTGCGCTTGTCGTTCTTGCTGGCGAAATGGTTTACCAGTTTTCGCGTTTAGTCAAAAGTTCCGGCGGTTTTGGCAATGCGCTTTCAGCCCTCGGCGATCTGGCAAGCGGCGTATGGCAAGGCATCACGATAAGCGCAAAAGCCATTCCGCCCGCGCTTGAGGCTGTATGGCAAATGGTCAGTTCGAGCTTTTTCGGCCTTCTTTCGGAAATGCAAGAAAGCTGGTCAAGGTTTCTTGGCAACCTTGGCGCGGATCTTGCCGACGTGCCTGGCATGGGCGGCTTTGCAGATTCCATTTTAGAAGCGTCTGGCAAAGCAATCGGCGCGATGTCAGAATTTGACGCCCGCGCGCAGGCGGCAGCATCACGCGCTGAATCATTAAAAAACCAAGCTGCATCTCTGGCATCCGAAGGTTTTGACAAAGCAAAGGCGGCTGCCGAGCGTTTGGCTGGCATCGTCTCAAAAACGTCGGATGAAATTGAGACAACAACCGATTCCACAACCAATCTAAACGATAGCCTTGAAGAACTAGGCGGCGAAGGCGGCGGCAAAGCTGGAAAAGCAGCCGAAGCGATGGAGTCCGTCAAGACTGAAACAGAGGCATACAATGAAGCCTTGAAAGAAGCGGCATATACGTCGGAAGATTTTGGCAAAGAAAAAGCCAGAATTATGATTAAAGGCGTTGACGGCCTTGCTGATTCTTTCGCTGACTTCACAATGCGCGGCTTCAAAGATTTTAAATCGTTTGCGCGTTCGATTGTGGACACGTTCAAATCCATGCTTCGCGACATGATTGTGATGGCGGCGCGCAATAAAATTATGGTTTCGCTTGGCATGGGCGGATCCGTGGCGGGCAGCGTAGCAAGCGCAGCAACTGGCGGCAGCGGTGGCATTCTAAGCAGCATCTTGGGCGGCGGCGGCGGCGCGGCTGCATCCGGCGGCGGTATCCTTGGCGGCATCGGCGCAACGCTTGGCAGCATCGGCACCAACCTGAGCGCCGGGTTTATGACTTCGGTTTATGGCGGCCTGGGCGGCCTCACCGGCGCTGTTTCTGGAGGTATTGCGGCAGGCGGTATCGCTGGTTTTGCAACGGCAGTTGGCGCGGTCGCCGCTCCATTGCTTGCGGTCGCGGCAGCGTTTTCTTTTTTCAAGAAAAAAACAAAGACGCTTGATGAAGGCATCAAGGTTGCCATCGATGGGATGGATGTTTACGCCGAAACCTTCAAGAAAATTCAAACCAGCCGATTTTGGGGGCTGTCCAAAAAGACAAGCACGACATCAACCGCAGATCCGGACAACCCAATTATCGGCGCGGTCAATTCGATGCAGGAGGCCGCGCTTCAGGCGGCTCGCGTTCTCGGCGTCGGCGCGGCTGCGTTTTCAGATTTTAGCTATGAGTTCAATCTATCGCTTATGAATCTGAATGAAGATCAGAGACTTGAAAAGATCAACGAAGAGCTTGGCAAGATGGGCGATGAATTTGCATCGCTTGCGCCTAACGTCGAAAACCTGAACCAGCTTCTTGAGCGGGCAAATCAGATCAGCGCATCAATCCGCGCTTTGACTGACACGCAAACGCTCTTTGCCACGCGGCAGGAGGCCGTTTTCGCGGCGTCACAGGCTGGTAACCTATCGTCGGGCGTTGATACCACTCAAAACCTCTTGCGCGACCTTATACGGGCTGTCCGTGAGGGTGACGTAAACAATGGGCGGCTGACAGCGCAGCTTGTCGCCATCCAACAACGGCAGGAGTTGGCCCCGACATGAAGATTATCAACCCGACGCCGGTAACGGATGCAACGCTGGTTTCGTCAACGATTGCCGAAGATGATTATTCGGCATGGTCGGACGCGGTGACTTACGCCGCTGGCGATTATGCAATCAGCGTTGCCACGCATACGATCTATCGCAGCCTGACGGCGGACAACTTGGACAACGATCCGGATCTTGAACAGGCGGCGCTTGCTGATCCGCTGATTGCAGATCCGGCAATTATCAACTGGCAGGTGATTGGCGCAACGGATCGCTGGAAGCTGTTTGACAGCAAGCCAACGCAGGCGGCATCTGAGGCGGACAATATCACGGTTGTGATCGCGCCGGGCAGCTACATAGGCGGCGTGGCGGGCTTTGGGATTGGCGCGGCCAGCGTCACGGTTTCGATGGAAATTGACGCGGTCGAGGTCTACACCAACACGCTGCAAATGACGGACGAAACTGCGGTTATTGATTGGTTCAGCTACTTTTTCACGCCCATCATTGAGCTTTCCGAATTTGTGTTCACCGATTTGCCACCTTATGCGGATGCTGAAATCACGGTTTCGCTTGATCGGGCGGGCGGGATTGTGCGGGCTGGGCAAGTTGTCATGGGCGAGGTTTGGCAAACTGGATTGACGTTTGCGGATGGCTCCGGATTTTCCGGATTGGACTTTAGCACGGTTGAGGCTGATATTTTCGGCAACCTCACGCGGGTAACGCGCGAGGCCACGCGGCTTTCCAACTTTCAAGTGTTTTTGGATGCAACGCAGTTGCTGTCCTTTGATACGCGGATGCGATCACTGCGCGGCGGCGTCGCGGCGGTTTGGATTGGCGCGGAGGACAACCGCAAGGCAGCTATCAACTATGGCATTTTGCGCGATTATCGCGTATCGTATCAAACACCGGATTACAGCGTGATCCAGCTAGAGACACAGGGGCTTGTCTAATGGTTAAACCGACAAAACCAACGCCGCCGGATCGGGCTTTACGCTCCAATCCCAGCACGTTTTCAGCCAATGCGGAGGCGTGGATCACTTACCAATGGTCTGAGTTTCCAGATTACGTTGATTCGGTTGCAGACTTTACTGATGAGCAGGCGGACAACGCGCTTGCAGCGGCGCTTGGCGGAGACTTGCCTCCGTTGACTGGCAAGGCTTTGCAATTCTTGCGGGTGAACGCGGGCGAAACGGCGGCGGAATTTGCCGACGCGCTTGTCGCGTCTGACTTGGTGGATCTTTCCCAAGTGCAGGTCGAAGACGACACTTCAACGGTTTTCGGCCAGGTCTCTGGGCAGCGGTTGGCGCAGGCGGCTGCGGTCAATGTTCCCGACGTTTTGAATGCGTCCGGATCTGCCCCTGTCTACGCCTGCCGTGCGTGGGTGAACTTTAACGGCACAGGCGCAGTGGCAATTCGTGCAAGCGGCAATGTTTCGAGCATCACAGATAACGGTGCTGGTGATTACACGGTCAACTTCACGACTGCTATGGAAGATGCCAATTATTCAACAGTTTCGACGGTCGCGGGGTCAGACCCCAATCGAAATTCCGTAATTCATTCTTCCGCATCGTTGGGAATCGGCACAAAGTCAACGACAACGGTTCGAATAGTGACTGGCATTGCATCAAGCGGAACGAAAGCTGATGCAGAAGATGTCAATGTTTGCATATTCAGGTAGGAAACCCAATGAACCAGCGCATTATTTACAAAAACACAGACGGAACTGTCGCGGTGATTATTACAGCGGATTGCGGCATGACGATTGAACAAATCGCAGCGAAGGACGTGCCAACGGGATTGGCTTACAAGATCGTTGACGCGGCAGACATTCCAACCGACCGCGCTGATCGTGCGTTGTGGGAAGTTGACGAAGCAGACCTGACAGATGGAGTGGGCGCATGATTATCAAAATTGGCAAACCGACATCCGAAGCCCTAGCCGCCCAAGCCCGCGACCAGCGCGACGGCCTTCTGACCGGATCCGATTGGACGCAAGTGGCAGACGCCCCCGTCGATCAGGCGGCATGGGCAACGTATCGGCAGGCATTGCGGGATGTACCATCACAATCGGGATTTCCCGAAAACATTGATTGGCCAGTCGCGCCGTGATATAGGTGGCCAGAACCTTAAATGAATGGGGGCCAATATGGCACAGAATACCGATGTAATCATTCCGATTGAAACGTGGACGCAGATCACAAACGCTGACGTGGCATCAATCACTTTCCAAAACAAAGCTGGCAATTTCATCCTTATCAAAGGCACTGTTGGCGCGTCGGCACCTTCCGATGATGACGGCGCGGTGCGCTATAACCCCGGCCAGGGCGAGCGCAATGTTTCGCTTTCTGACTTGTTCCCCGGCGTTGCCGCAACTCGGGTCTATGCCTATGCCCCCACAGGTGCTGAGGTGATGGTAAGCCATGCGTAATATCGTGTCGCCCCTATCGGGCATTGTCAGTCCGTTTGGGCTTCGCGATGGCGGTGCGCTGTCCGCCTACGCCATTCTCAACCTCGAACCTCCCCTAGTCCTAGACTTCGACGAAAGCTACTTCCGCACAGGCGGCACAGCTACGGACCTTGTGAGTGCTGCTACCCACACGCGCGCAGGCAATGCCACAATGGTTGACAGTGACGGCTTTCGCAAGTGGGCACCGCATAAC